GCCGCCAGAAATCGTGTAGCCGTCAGTCGGGACCACAATACCCAGCGACCCATTCTGATTGCTGGCGGAAATCTGCGCGTAAAACTGACCCGAAAGCGCGGTCCGGGCGTTCAACAGCGCCGTTCGCAGGCCGGGGCCGGGGTTGCTCGGGCTGGTCGGGTATGCCAACCGGTCAAAGCAATTCGCCGTCCCGGTTCCCTCCAGCGTCGCGTTCGTGCTATTGTCGAACGTCATGTAGAACCGCGCCATAGCTTACTCCTTGGTGAGTTCCGGCTTCTCAGCGGGCTGAAGCTGCCGAAGCGCCTCGATCGCCTGTGCCACCTCGGCGTAGGGCCGGGCCGCGAGGTACTGGAGGACGCCGGTCAGAAGCTCCTGCGGAATCAGATAATTCACAACACACTCCTGTGGGGTTGGGGTTGACTACGACTGCAATATAGGTTACGCCGGGGTTTCCGGCGAGGGCGGAACCGGCGGAGGAGTCGGCGGAGCCCACGGCAGGGGAAGCGGCGTCAGAGCCGCCAGCGCCACCTCCTTCTGCACCACAAAGTCGATGTGCGCCTGCACCGACGAAATCTGGTCGGTCTGGGCCGCGATCCACGCGATCATCTCGGCCTCGGCAATGTCGGCAAATGGGGTGAACGAGGCCGGGTCCGCCGGGCCAAAGGTCACCATAATCGGCAGGCTAAATGTGCAAGAGGTCGCAACATCATCGGTGCCGGTGATCGTGCAGTTAACCTCCTTTACCACGTCGGTCAGGTCGCCCTGATCGGTCACGCGGCAGGAGTTGATTGCGGTGGTGTAAACGGTCGCCATTGGTCAGTACGGGAAGGGTGGGTAAGCGTACAACGGAGAGGAAGGAACTTGGTTGCCATTTGCGTAGGCTCGCAACCGAAAATACGTCGTGTCAAGGGTGCTGAACCCCGGCTGACCTTCGACCGAATCGCTGATCGAGGTCGTGCCGGTACCGCTGAAACTATACCACTGCGTCCACGTTGACCCATAGTTGAAGCTGAAGTCAACGTAGGTGGTGTCCACATTGAGGCTTGTGCCGCTGGAATACGACCACGTTATATACACCCCGCCGTATATCGGGTCAGTTGTCGCAATAACCGAAAAGTTGCTGACGCCCGGAGCCGCCGCCGAATGGTTGTAGCTGTACCATTGCGACAGCGAGTACGGGGCCGAAGTGGATGGCCTGCTCGCCGACCAGATGTTGATGGTCACTGGACTGCCATTCGGCAACCCGCTCATCGTCAGGCCGGTCGCTGACGGCACCCCAAGCTCGATGCGGATGGCGTTGATGGAAATGGTGCCTGAAGCTGGGAGCGCCATTAGTGCCGCCTCTCAACCATATCGGCAAGCTCCTTAATAGCCTCAATAAGCAAGCCAATGCTATTGCCGTAGGCAACATTTTTCATTCCGGCCGCATCCTCATATACCACCTCTGGATGCTCTTGCTCCATCTCTTGCGCAATTACCCCGGCGTGGCGGCGCTCCTTGTCTTCTTGGTCAATACGCGTAAATGTTACGCCACGCAACCGCCGTACCTTCGAAAGCGCTCCAGAAATCTTTCGGATGTTGGCCTTCAGCCTGATATCGGAGAAAGCGGTAACGTTTCCCGCCATCGTGAGGTTGCCAGACATATCCATCTGGAAACGGTTCGACGAAGCCGACCATCCGCCGATCCGCAGGACGTTGTCCGGGTCAAGGCCCATATTGACCGCGTACAAACCGGAGCGATGAAACGACATAAACGCCGAGCCGTTGTCATTGCAAAATGCTTGCAACGGAGGATTGCTTGAGCTTCCGGAATACGCGCCACTTCCGATGTTACTACGGAAGTATGTTGTGCCAGTTACTGTTCCACCGCTTAACGGAAGAGCGTATGAGCCGTAGTTCTCTGTCGAAAGAATTGTGTATGGCCCACGGAATGTCCCGCCCTCAAGGCGCGAGTATTGAGGCGCACTCCAAAACGGCATAATAAGCGTCTGGTTGTAATACGACGAACCAGACCCGTGATTGTTGATAATGTAGCTTGCCCAGCCTGAGTATCCTGCAAACGTGCCGGACTCTTGATGCCACGTTTGCTCCGTTACGCCATATCCAGAGTCATAGACAGCTCTGCTCTGGCCCGTGACGTTGATCCCCCACGTTCCGCTTGCCGCAGTTCGGATTGCCTCAGATACAGCGGCCGGGGTGTAATTCGTTAGCTGATTTGTACCGGGGTAAATAGCAACAAGCCTTGTTGGTGTTGCGGTGTTGGTGCCACCCGTAAGCACGACCTCCCGGCACGAAAGGTCACCGTTTCCATCGCGGTAAGCGATGGTGTTTGCGGTCGACGCTGTCGTCGGATTGTTGTATCCAGAAATCGAGCCAGCCGTTCCAGTGACGTTAATACCCCAAGTACCGCTTGCTCCGCTACCGGTTAGCGAGGGCGAGTAAGAGGTATAGTTGCCGGAGTTAATAAACCGCACCCAACCAGTCCACGATCCATTGTACCGCCCACGCATATACATCTCGTTGGCGGGTGAGCCGTAGGCATACGCCATCTGCGTGACGTTGCCGGTGCCGTTGTTTGAGGAATATTCAAGATTAAACGGGTGGTAATAATTGCCACCGCCCATTCCATTAGTCGCCGTACCAAGTAGTAGCGTGTAGCCAGTACCGGGGCGCGTGTTGGAAACGTCATTCCAGTCAGCAGTTCCTCCGGTCGTTCGCGCACCAAGGATGTTTCTGACCCACGCCGTTGTGGCAATGTTTGTGCTGGTGTCGGAGTGCGCTTGCGTTGTGGAAGTAGTCGCAGAGCCAGCACTTCCGGCACTTCCCGTGACGCTGATTCCCCACGTTCCACTCGCGCCGCTACCGGTCAGCGACGGCGCAAACGACGTGTAGTTGGCCTCGTGCAGAATGCGCCGCCAACCAGAGTAGTTGTCGTTGTTCCACTGCGTCTTGAACGTCAGATCGCCCGTATGCGAGGCGTACAACTGGAACGAGTGGTTGACAAGTCTCCAGCTCAGCACACCGCCATAGGTGTACACGTTCGGAGGCTGGTTTGAATAGCCGCCAGCATTGATATTGTTGACTTGATCAATGCGGAGTTCACCGGAAACATCGGTCAAGTCCTGAAAGTTCCCGGTGAAAACGCCACCGGGGTAATACATTATTGGATACGAAGTGTAGTTCCCAGCGTGGAGGACTTGATTGCCACCTTGCGTAAGCGCCCCACGAACAATGTTGGTATTGCCAGAGTGGTCAATGCTGACCGCAGTCTTGGCCCCCGTCGCGAAGCTATCGGTGGTCGCCAAGTACATCTTAGTGCCATACGACCCTGATGACTGCACATACACGCCAGCCTGTGCGCCAGAACTACCCCATCCCCAAGTAATCGCGTGAGCATAGTCAGACGTAGCCTGACCGATGAAGTTCAGTTGATATGTTCCCGTGCCGGGAGTCGTGGTGTTTATTGTTTGCGAGGCGGCTGACGTATTAACTACGCCAGTCAGCGTCCCACCGCTAAGCGGGAGAGCGTAGGATCCGTAGTTTCCAGCGTGAAGCGCGGTGTTGCCGCCAATAGATACAACGCCATCGGAGGCAATGCGCATCCGCTCGTTGCCGTTCGTGAAGAACCGCATCGGCGTGGCCCCGCTCGCCTGAATCTGCAAGTCGGTCGCATCGCCAACAATCAACCCGCGCACAGTATCGTTGGCACGGATCTCGAACACGCCAGACGAGGTGCCGTTTGCCGAAATGGTACGGTAGCCAGCGCCATAGTTGGTCGGGCTGGTCGTACCGACGCCGACGTTGCCAGCGGAGGTGATGCGCATCCGCTCGGTCAACGACCCAGCGAGAGGTTTCGTCCAGAACAGCAGGTTACTGTCCGCCGCCCCCGCTGACACCGTGGTATTCAGCACACCAATTTCCGCAAGCTGCGAAGTGGTGCCAATGCCATCGACTACAGCGTGCCACGCAACGCGGCCTACGCTATCACCGGACACCATCGCTGTCGCGGCTTCACCACGCGACTTGAGGAATGCGAGGTTGCTCGAGCCTGTGTCGTTCGCCGTCCTCTTGAGGACAAGCCCCCAGTCCCCGGCGGGGTGGGAGATTTGGGCCACGCTTGCTATGGTGGCGACAGTTGAGTTGACCGAAAACTGATTAGAAGGACTCGACGTTCCAATGCCGACCCGGTTGTTCGCGCTATCGACCTTGAGCGTGGAGGTGTCCACCGTCAGGTCGCCACTCACGGTCAGCGAGGACAGGGTGCCGACAGAGGTGAGCGACGAGTTGACCACGTTCGAGGCCAGCGTGGTGCCGGTCAGCGAGTTGGCATTGACGCTTGCCGTACCCGTGAACGCCGTCGTCTGGGTCGTGCCATCCGGGAAGCGGACGCCGCCAGAGGACGTATAGATCGTCCCGTTGACCTCAAGGCGATAGCTCGATGGCACCACGCCGATGCCAACATAGCCCGCGCTATTCGTGACGATCGTATTTGACGAGCCAGCCGTGGTGACGGTCAGGCCGTCGTTGATGGTCGTGCCCGCGTTCGTGATGGCGATAGCACGGGTCGTGTCAGCAGACACGATGCCATATCCCGCATTACTGACCAGCGCAACGTCACCCGCCACAAGCGTGGCGTTGTATCCGCTTCCGATTGCTATGCCTGCGCTCGCCGTAAACAGGCCATTCGAGACGTTAACTGCGCCATCGTTCCGCACGGTAAACAGCGCAGTCTGCGACGAGTTCTCCGCGCCAAAGGCGTATGTCGCGTTCGTCGCGCCAGCGCCTCGCACGAAAAGATTCCAGCCAGCTACTGGCGTCCGGCCGACCGTCGCGCTTCCGGCGGTGTAGTAGGTGTCACTGCCACTCAGGAGCCACGGCGAGGTTCCGGCAGGACCGGACGGCCCGGAGGGACCGGAAGGACCAGAGGGGCCTGATGGACCGATGGGGCCGGATGGACCTGTAGGACCAGACGGCCCAGACGGACCAGACGGGCCAGATGCTCCGCTCAAACCAGAAGGGCCGGGAAGACCCATCACTCCGGGAACACCACTCGGCCCAGTTGGTCCAGATGGGCCAGCTGGTCCGGTCGCACCGCTTGGGCCTGTCGGTCCAGTTACGCCAGTCGCACCAGTTGCACCGGTTGGACCGGTGAGACCACTAGGGCCACTGGGACCGCTGGAACCCGGCAATCCCATGATCCCCGGAACGCCACTGGGTCCGGTTGGGCCGGTAGCGCCCGTTGGGCCTGTCGGCCCGCTCGGGCCGGATGGGCCAGAGGGACCAGTCGCTCCGGTAGGGCCAGAGGGTCCAGAGGGTCCGCTCGATCCCGGCAAGCCCATAATGCCCGGAACGCCAGATGCTCCAGTTGGACCTGTTGGGCCAGTCGATCCGGTTGCTCCAGTCGGTCCAGTCGGCCCACTGACACCCGGCAGACCCATGATACCGGGCACGCCAGAAGCACCCGTCGGTCCGGTAGACCCCGTTGGTCCGGTAGGCCCGGTCGGCCCGCTGACGCCCGGTAGACCCATAATGCCCGGCACACCGGATGGCCCAGTCGGGCCGGTGGCTCCCGTCGGCCCTGTCGGACCACTCGATCCGGGGAGACCCATGACGCCCGGTGCACCAGACGGACCACTCGGACCGCTCGGCCCAGATGGCCCCTGCGCTCCGGGCAATCCCATAATTCCGGGAACACCCGACGGACCAGTCGGTCCAGTCGGGCCACCAGCGATTTCACCGATCAGCTTATCGATGTATCGCTTGCCACTCGGATCAATCGTCATTTAGCGGCCCTGAATCAGCTCGGCGTCTGCGTCATCATCCGGTCGACTACGCATCGCATCCATCGCGCGGGCCTCGGCGAGGAACGACACATACATCTGCGCCACGCGCGCACTCACTTGGCTGCTATCGCCACCAACGAGCAACGGCGCTGCATAAAACGCAAGTTTACACGCCAAAGCCTGAGTAAACAGTACGGGAAACTTCGTCACGTCGGTCACGGACTTGACGTATTCCATGATCACGTCGGTGTCGTAATTGCAATACAACAGCTTGCTGGTGTCGTCCTCGCCAGTCCAGAACACCGGCCAGTTCGATCGGATCGGCGTGCGGTTGCCGTCGACCAGCCGAAGCGGCTGCAGGATATCCGCAGGCATGCGATAGGCATACGCCCAGTCCAGCGTCGGGTCCGTCAACCGCTTTTTCGCGATCGTGAAAGTGGAACCGGCAACCTGTGAAATGGATGGCGTTACATGCCATGTGTTCACATTGTGGCGCTCGACCATTGTGTACGTCGTGCCATTGACCGTAATGGTGTCGCCTACACCAAGGTACAGATCCTGACTGGACGTAAAATCAGCGTCGTAGTGCGATGTATGTGAATGGATATACACCGTACCAGTGCCGTCCTGCTCAAGAAAATCCCAATACCGCTTGGCAAACGTCCACGGGAACGCGGTGAGCACCTCATCCCGCGACTGCTCATAAAACCGCCGAAACGCACGAGCGACCGCCGTCTGATCCGTCGTGACATCCGTAATCGTATCGGCCATCCCAAGATGCCCGAGAGCCAACTCACAGATCGCCTCTACGCTCGCCGCCATGGTTCCTCCACGTCACCACTTGACTTTGTTCGCCCAGTAGGCGGCACTCAGCCGTCCCTTGGCAATATTAGCTGCATGTCGAGCCCGGAAGGATTCTCGACGCTTTCGCGCAGACGTACTTTCGCCCTCACGCCGTGGCGAACCAGAAACACCCTGCTGCCCGAATCGGATCAGCCGGATCGTGTCGCCTACTTTCGCAAGGACCGCATGGCTCTTGTCGGGATGGCCCGGCGTGCGCTTGGGCTTGTTATACCCCGCGAACCGTTCACCACCGCGCTCAATAGACATGCTATCGCCCTCGCCGCGTCCGAGCAGGCAACTTCTTCTTTGCCTTGCTGGGCGTGTGGGCGATCATCTTCTTTGCCTCCGCCTTACTGAGGCCCGGTACTTTTGCCGTGCCGCCAGCCACTGCATACATCAACCGCATCTGCGCCTTACTCTTGAGCGGCATGTTTATTCTCTATCCTTAAAGTTTTCAGTTACCCAACTGACACATCAGAAACCCGGCTGGGGTTGGCGGGAGCGTCTGCCCCCGCCTTCCCCTTTGGCCGTCCACGCGGAGCGGCGACTGGCGTGGGCGTGTCGTCTATCAGCTCCATCCATGAGGCGATTGGCGTGCCATTCGGGATCTCAAACTCATCACCCTCGTACACACGATGTTCGCCATTGAATGCCACTGGTACCGTTACACGCACACGCATCAGTCAATCCTCTCCGTCAGTGAAGGTTACGCGCCAACCGTGAAGCCAGAAGCGAAGTACTTGTCGTTCTGGACCATCGAGGCGGGCTGCACAAACGCGGTCACCGTGACAGACGGCGTCGTGCCGCTCACGTCATAGTACGCCGCGAGGTGCGTGGCCGTCGACGCAATCCGGTTCTGCGGAAGCAGAAGCGCGAAGCGCGTGCCAGCGGTAAGGGCGCTGCCGGCAATATCCGGAGTCTCCACGATCGAGACCGCCCCGGTCGTGCCATCGCTGGCCGTCGCCGTACGCACGGCGAACTTGTAGGTCTCGTTGCCGCTGGTGTAATCCGCCGCGACGTCGATCACGAACACCACGGCGAGGGGCTCGCCGATTCCGACGTCAACGCCAGCCGCGCCAAGCGCGAGGGCGTTCGTCGACACCGCGTCGACCGTCACGGCCTGCGCGTCGGAGAGAAGAAGGAAAGCATCAGTACGCATGTGTTAGTCCTCTAAGTAAATGGTCAGTGATCAGACGGCGGCTTCGTTCTCGACGATCTGATCGACCGTGCGGATCGGGATGCCACGGAACATGGACGTCCAGATGCCGTCGACAACCTGATACGAGAGCTGCCCGCCACCAGCGACAGCAGCCTGACGCTGAATGTCGAGGTACTGCGCAACCGTCCGGTTGCAATAGAACGCCGCACGGCCAGCCGCCAGCATCGGGATGCGATGCACAGCCTTGGTCATGAACTTGGTCAGGTCAGCCTCGCTGGCCCCGCCAAGGTTCGAGACGTCGATCGAGCCGATACGAACAACGTAGCGCCAGTCACGGATGTGCAGGCCCATCTCCCACTCGTAGTGGTCGCGGTAGCCCTCCATGAGCGCCCCAGACACGCCACCGGCATTCTCAATCACCTGCAGCCCGTAGTCGGTGTGCTTGAGGCCAGCGGTCGACCCCTTCGGGTAGATGCCGTGGCAGTTGTCGCCCCACACCACGAGGAAGATCGAGGTGTTGTCCGAGCCCGAGCCGCCCGCATCGAGGACGTTCTGGCCGGTGCTGCCCGTCGGGGAGGCGTAACGCGGGGCAAAGCCCGTGAACTCCTTCTCGTCGGTGTTGCTGTTGCCATAGAAGAGCGTGCCGACCATCTCCTGATTCATGGCCTCGATGAAGGCCGAAGCCTCCGAGAGACGCCACGCGGCGGTGTTGCCGTTGAGGTCAGCAACCTTCTTGTCGATCTCGCTCCACGCATCGAGGATCGCGGTCTGGTCCTCAGTCTGCGCGGTCTTCGACTTGGTCGGGGTGGTACCCGCGTTCACACGACGCCACGACACGCCCGGAAGCGTGGTGCGGGCGGTCGAGCGATGACCGGTCGGGAGGTTGCCCTCCTTGAAGACCATGTCCTGCAGGATCGGGTTGGTCTGGGCAAGCAGCTCGGCAATCGCCGCAATCTTGCCATCGGGATCAAGGCGCTTCGCGACGTCAACGAGCGTCGGACGCAGGTTCGAAAGTTCAGCCATGGTTCAGATTCTCCAGTGTGATTTAGCCGTAGATGCGCTCAGCGAGCGTCTTCGGCTGTGACTTGTGCGACGTGCTGGGCACGACAAACGTGTCCTCGCCCATCGCACGGTAAATGCGCGTCAGCATCTTGATCAGTGCAGGGCTCGAGCCCAGTCCGGTCTCCTCGAGAAAGTCCCGGACGCTGGCATCCCCGAACCGATCCAGCACCTGACGGCTGTGCTGTACCGATTGCTGCAGCCGCTCGGCGGTCCCGCCAATATCGGGGTCCGACAGCGCCTGCTTCTCCATGTCACTTACCCGCGCCTTCCAGAGTTCGCCGCCTTTGGCATTCGCCTCCATCAGCCCCTGCTGGTAGCTCGCGACCTCTGCATGCAGCGCCTGCGCAATAGCCTGTGCGGACTCGTCAGTCGTGACCTTGAGGCTCTTGGCCAGCGCGGTCACGCGCTCGAGGGCAGAGGTATCCAGCGGCGAGTCGTCGGGCAGCTGGAGCTTGTAGGTCTCAGGGACCGTAGGCTCGCTGCTGGACGGCTGGTCGGAGGGGGGCGTCAGCAACGTCCCCACGGTGGTGTCCTGCGACCCCTCGGATGAGGGGGTGCTGCTGCCGACCGCCGGGCTCTCGGGAGTGGCGGTGGGGTTACCTGCGTCGGTCATCGAGTAGCTCCTGATTGCGGGCTTCCTGCATCATCAGCGGGATCGTGGCGTTGTCCACGCTGTCAATCCGCTCCATCAGCTCAATGCCGACGTCGCGGCGTCCTTCGCGGTAGTGGATATCCGGGTTCGGTGCCCGGATGCGCTCCCACACACCCGCACTCGCAATAATGCGCCACAACACCCGACGACCACGGGCATCGCTCAGCACCCACGCCAAGTCGGCGTCCGCCAACAGGTCGGTGTGACGCTTGTCTTTGTTCATCGCATGTCGGGATACATGCGCTCCGCCAGCCCCTTTCGCTGCTGTCGCGCAGACTGCATCCGCGAGGCGGTTGCCATCCGGTCGGCCATCGCACCCGACCAGTTGAGACCGCTCGCCGACATCGGCACGCGGTAAATCATGCTCTCCCGTGCCCCACGCATCGACGCCAAGGGCCGCTCAACCACCGACCCATCGTCGTCCCGCTGTAGAATGACCCGGTCGCCCTCGATGCGGTCAACCGCAAACGTGACGTACTTCTTCTTCTGGGTTGCCATGCCTTTCTCCGTTACACGACGCCCGGCGTGCCCTGCATCCCGAGCAGGTCCGTCATGGCGTTGGGTTGGTCCGTCTTGATTGTGCCCAGCTTTGCCATCGCATCGGCCTCCATCTGCGCCTGCTGCGCGGCCTGCATCGCCGCCTGTGCCCTCGCCCGCTCCGCCCGCATAACCTCCACGTCCTCATCTGGCCGCACGACACGGGGCGAGACGCCCATCATGTCGGCATACTCGTCAACCATCTGGTCCGTGTCAATCTTGTCGAGCACCTGCGGGTTCTGCGTGTTCGCTGCGAGGTTGGTGACAAACCCGGCCAGTCGATCAATGCCGCCGATACCCACCATCCGCTGCGCAGCGGCCATGATGGAGATGTACTCCACGCGCAGGGCGAGCCCCTGCATCTCCTCCGGCGGCGGCGGTAGCATGTCTCGACGCACCATGATGGCAAAGATGCGGTCGATCGCCGGGTTCAGCAGCTCCTGATTGAGCCGCTCGAGCACCGGGCCAAGCGCTAGCAGCTTCTCTTCATGCCGCGCCTCGATTTCGGTCGCGGTGGCTCGCTGCGCCCGGCGGTCATTGGCAATCATGAGGAACAGGTCCGCGAAGAACGCCGCCTCAATGCGCTGCCGCGCCTGCTGCTGCTTCAACTCGAGGTGGCTGACGTCCGGCCGAATCTCCTGCATGGGCCGGATGCCCTCGCCCTGCACGTCGGGGACATACGAGACGTCATTCGGGGCGAAGCTGAGCCGCGAGTTCTTGAGCCCAGCGGGGGCACGCATCGGCGGGGAAATCATCTTCTCGACCGCTTGGAAGATGCGCTTCTCCGCCAGCTGCAGCTGCTTGATGTCGCCGAGCGCCGTCATGCCGGGGCAGTCCGTGGCATACACGTCCTCGCCCGTCACCTCCCACCGCGTGGCCATGATGGGGAACTCGTCGTACCCACGCTTCTGCAGGAAGCCGAGCAACGCGCCGTCCTTGGCGGTTCCCGTCTCCCAATACCACGACGCGAACGGCTTGTACTTTGACGCCATCTTGCTGGCGTCGGCCTCGGGGTTCGGCCCCACGCAGTGCGTGACGTCGATGCGGCTCTCGAGTTGGTTCTGATCGTACAGCTCGCGTACCGTCGTCGAGGCATTCGACAGATTGACGCGTCCAAAATCGTCGGTGCAGAACTGCTCGACAATCTGCCGCACCGTCATCTGGAACTCACGGGCAAACACGCGCACGCGGCCCTTGGCATCGTTGGCCATCATGTAGCTGCCGATGGGGAACGACGTGCACCGCACCACGTCCTCGTCGTCCTCCTCGATGGACATGGCCGCCGTGCCGAATACGCCGAGGTCCGTGTAGTAAATCGGCAGCACGTTGTAGAAGTTGGACCGCGCCATGACAATGTTCATGCGCAGCGTCACCTCGTGCAGCCACTCCTTCACCATCGCCAAGTCGCCGAGCGACGAATCAGAAACCGTGAGACGGAACCACGGACGCGCCGGGTTGGTGATGCCAGACATCATGCCCGATGACAGCGTCCGCGCGGCAAACGTCGGGGTCGAGTCGATGATGTTCTGGTTCCGGCGGTCGCCCTTGTTGACGTCGTTGACAAAGAACCGCCCGCGCCGGGGCTTGATGTAGCTGGCGAGCTGCGTCCAGTGCGACCGGAAGCTCTCG